TGCGGCTGAACCATCGTGTACGGGTTTGGGATGCCGAGATCCCCTGCCGGGGGTTGTGGAGGGCCCTGTGGGGGCCTGTGCGGCCCTGTGGGGGCCGTTCTCCACCCTGGAGGGTGGTAGTGCCCGGTTGCCTGGTCAGAGCCCTTAGAGGGGCTCTGGTGCTATGTTACTGAAGGGGGGTGTAAAGTAACCGACACCTACCTATATATTGAGGGCCTATGGGCCCGAAATAAAAAGATCTCTTTATAAAGAGCCGCCTGCTGGCGGCTCTAGAAGAGCGTCTGAAGACGCTCCCCCTTCGGGGGCCTTTGAGGGCCCCCTCAGGAACTAGATAAGCGAGCCTTCGGGGGCTCGCTAGATAGATGAGATCGCAATCGCGATCTCTTCCCCGCGCTTCAGCGCGGGTACGGGTAGAACCTGCAATCGCAGGTTCTCTAGCCCCGCCTTCAGGCGGGGCTTATAGGGGTGTTCGTTCAAAAATTGAAGGAGGAACGTGTTTAGCACTAGAACCTCCGACAATTGGAACGATCAACCGGGAAAGTTTGACGTTCTGAACCTCCGAATGAGGTTCGAATCGTCCAATCCGTATGGATTTCCTGATCTTGCTCCAACTGTGTTCGTTCCATCGTCTCTCGCGGCATGGAATATGCCGCGTCATCGTGATCACGCCGCCGAAACAGGCGGCGCATTGCACTTTTACCTTGACGATTACCGCTTTGAGACGGCTTGGTCGTCTCCAGAGAGGCTTCTCTCCCGCGTGACAGCAGTCGGGGCGGCATTAACGCCCGATTTCAGCGTGTGGAGGGACATCCCTCGAGCGACTCAGATCTGGAACACCTACCGCAGCCGGTGGTGCGGGGCTTATTGGCAGGCGCACGGGGTGAAAGTGATCCCGACCGTTGGCTGGGGGGCCCCTGACACCTACGACTTCTGCTTCGACGGGATCCCGCAGGGGACCGTCGTGTCTGTGTCCGACGTGGGCATGAAGAACAACGAGCTCGACAAGGAGCTTTTCAGGCTTGGTATGCGGGAGATGGTCGATCGGATCAACCCGCTGCGGATCCTGGCGTACGGGCGGCTCCGTTATTGCGACTCATTAGACCTCCCCCGCGTTGTGGAGTATCCGACGTATTGGGATAGACGTAGAAAGCAGATTTCAGAATGGGAAAACGAGGAGGAGCACTCGGAGGGGGCGGATCTGCCTCCGCAATCGAGAAGCAACTACAGAACCTTGTCAACAGCGGCAAGTACAACAACCACCCAGCCTTCGGCAATAACACCTCCGGTTCAGCCGGTGGTGGTGGAGGGTCTTCTTCAGGATCCAGCGGCACTGGTAACGCGTCAACTGGAGGCGTAAGCGGCGGCGGTGGGGGCGGGGGCTTCTCGAGCTCTTCAACCGGGCTGTCTTTCGACGGCTGGACTGCCGGTCAAAAGAAAATCTACAACGACATGCTCGCCAAAGGCGACAAAGCCGCTGCCAAAGCTTGGTACGAGGCCGTCACCAAGTCGGTGAAGGCGAACAAGCCGTCACCACCGCCCTCAGGATCATCCGGCAGCAAGCCCGGTAGCTTCGACACCTCCAAGGTGAACTTGCAACCCGGCACTAGCCATACACCTCTGCTGCCGCAGTCCAAGATGGCAGCCAAGCTGCCCGACGCACTGTTCGGTGACAGGACGGCTCCGCTCGGTTCTGCCGACAACCCGCACGTGTTCGACAACTCCAGCACGGCAACCTGGCAGACGTTCGGGGCTATGCACACGAACCAGTCCAAAGCCGCCTGGGACAGTCCAGCCGCGTGGCAGCACGCCTACGATTACACCGCAGGAACGTTCGAATACAACAGTAACTCTGCACCCGACGCAGGCTCCCCGATAGGCACGCCTGGTAAAGACAACAAATACACGTTGGGTCTGGATGAGGCGTTTCAGGACTCTGCGGTGAAGCCTTTTGAAGAGCACGTTGTTTTGGTAAGCTCGCAGGACATCATGTTCTTCGCAGGCGCGAACGGGATAAGCATCCCCGACATGAACAGCCCCGGCCAGAATAAGAACTTCGCTGCTAAAAAAAGCATGGACGTTGACGATATCGCCAACGACCTAGAAGGTCTAAAAGGCCAAGAGCTCATCTACACCAACTTCATGTCCACGGCGATCCCCGTAGATCAGACGTTCAACGAATACAGCAACAACATTCGTGTCCTGGTGAAGATGAAGCCCGGTCAAAAAGGGGTGTACGTCTCCGGTAACCCGACAAACGTGCTAGCTAACCCCACACTGAAGTCGAGCCCTATCTCTGCGTTCAACACAGGTGAGAAAGAGTTCATCCTTCCACGAAACCAGAAATACAAGATCGTCGCCGTGGAACCGCACACGCAAGGCATAGGAAAGTACGACTTAGACGTAGTCATCGAGATTGTGGAGCAGCCGAGTGTATAGACATACCACCCCCGTCCCGCTGAAGTTCTTCGCGGAGAACGATCCTGAGATCTCAGCCAAGATCACGCTGATCGACTTCGAGCGAGAAGTGGAGTCTGTGTGGGGCGACTACCCGGGCCACCGGGCAGGAGCAGGCCGCTACGCAGACCTGTCGTACGACGGCATCCCCGTAGGCAGGCTGTGGGAGTCTGCAACCGCTGTCGGGCTGCTGCACGTCCCATTCGACGGCAGCCGGGTGCAACGCCTGGAGTCGCTGGCCCAGCATTGGAACGCTGCGGCGGAAATCCGCAAAAGCTTCCACTTCCAGGTTCCAACGTCCGACGCGTTCGACGCTGTCCTCGCCCTGTTCGACCACGGGCCGGTGGAATACTCCGCCGACCTCAGGGTCATCAACTTCCCAGAAGTTGACGAGGAGTTCTACGTAGGACGCTACGACCCGGCTGACAGCAACATCTGGTGCGAGGAAATGCGGTAAACGGTGGGGTGGCAGACATCAACCCGCCGCCACCGACTCCCCAACAACTGGCGGTACATCCGGCAAGACGTACTGCGAGACGCAAACTACGTGTGCGAGCTACGCCTAGAAGGTGTGTGCGTCGGCACTGCGTCTGAGGTTGACCATATTCAGCGCGGTGACGATCACAGCCGCGCTAACTTGCAGGCCGTCTGTTGGCGTTGTCATGCAAAGAAATCTGCCCGGGAGGGCAATGCCCGTAAGCGGGAGTTGAGAGAGCTCAGGAAGCGTCAGCCGGAACGTCATCCTGGGGAACGTTGATTGCAGGCCGGGTGCCTGCCTTATGACCCAGGAGGTCAATTGTGGGTGTGCGCGGTCCTATACCAAAGCGCGATGAAGAGCGGGTCCGTAGGAATATCCCTGAGGATCCAACTGTAACTGTTCAGATGCCCGGTTTGGTGTCTATCCCCGAGTTGGGTGATATCAGCCATTTGGGTGAGACTCATCCGCTTGTTGTTGAGATGTATGAGGCGATGCAGTCTTCTGCGTCGGTGAAGTATTTCGAGCCGACTGATTGGCAGTTCGCTCGTTTGACGTTGTACACGCTTAACCAGGAGCTTATCGCCGCCCAACATAACGGGAAGCCGGTTGGGTCGATGAAGCTTACTGCAATCAACCAGATGCTCTCCGCGTTGCTGCTGACCGAGGGTGATCGTCGTCGCGCTCGTCTCGAGATTGAGAGGGCCCCTGCCGAGTCCGGTTCAGGGAAGGTCCTCGATGTGACCGACATGCTGCGGCAGCGGCTCGCTTCTAGCGGGGGCTGATGGTTCCCCCGGGAGGGTTGTAGCACTGCCGCTACCAGTGCTCCCCTCCTGGGGTTGACTTTATGGAAGGTGAATGATGGCCGTTATCGGTGTTGAGCTCGACCAGGATGAGCTTGTCCTGACTAAGGGCCGGGATTTCAAGTGGGCGTTCGTCAACTTGGACGCTTCTGGTGCCGCTCAGGCGTTTCCTGACGGGACTTTGTATTTCGAGTTGTATACGTCGCCTGGTGTGAAGGGTCAGATCGCGTACGACGCGGACTACCAGTACACGTGTATCGCTGATAACTCTTGGAAACGCTCACCTTTGAGCACTTGGTAATGAAAGGCAGGTAGATGGCTGACTATGTGACTCCAAAGCTGCCTAACCGTGTGATCGTGGTGACTAAAGACTGCGATCGGTCGATCGCTATTCGTCGGCGTGATCCGGTTACGCATGTTGAGGTCGATTGGGGCACCGATGTTGAGGTGTTCATCAAGGTTGATGTTGACCGCACCTCGCCTACCCGTGTGACTGGAACTGTGGATGGTTCGTTGGCGACGATCCGTATGGAGTCGTCGCTGTTGGATACGGTGAAGAACGGCACTACGTGGCGTGTGATCATGTCGCAGCCTGGAACTCCTCGTTATGAGTCTGCGGTGATGGTGGGCACGTTCGAGCGGAACGATGGCAAATGAGCGACATCACGTTCGAGGTTGCTGTCGAGTCTCCCGAGGTTGATGTTTCGGTTGTGGAGCCGGTTGTTGCGGCTCTGATTATCGGCTCTGTGGGCCCCGCTGGGGCCGCTGGCTCTGTCGGACCTGCGGGTCCGCAAGGTGTGAAAGGCGATACCGGCGCAGCCGGTCCTGCTGGGCCCACCGGAGCCACCGGCCCTGTTGGGCCCCAGGGCGATACGGGACCTGCTGGTCCTACCGGGGCGGATTCTACGGTTCCTGGGCCTCAGGGCCCGATCGGTTTGACGGGTCCTGCTGGGCCGCAAGGCATTCAGGGTGTGGCCGGTCCTATCGGGCCTACTGGTTTGACTGGCCCTGCCGGGGCTACGGGGCCTGCTGGCCCCACCGGGCTTAAGGGCGACACCGGATCTCAGGGCCCTCAGGGTTTGACGGGACCGGCTGGGGCTGTTGGCCCTGCTGGGCCTACGGGCCCTCAAGGGCCTAAGGGCGATACTGGTTTGACGGGCCTTCAGGGCCCTGCTGGTGTTCGTGGTTTCACTGGCTTGGATGGTGCTACCGGACCTGCGGGTCCTAAGGGTGACACAGGTGATACCGGCCCTGCGGGTCCTACCGGCCCCGCCGGGGCCACGGGTCCTGCTGGTGCGGACGGTGCGACAGGGCCTGTCGGTCCTACAGGTGCCACAGGCGCTGCTGGACCCAAAGGCGATACCGGGGACACAGGCCCTGCTGGGCCTACAGGGCCTACAGGGCCTGCGGGTGCTACCGGCGCTACAGGAGCGACCGGCCCCGCCGGGGCTACGACGATCGCGGGTATCTCCGGGCTTCAGGCCGCTTTGGATTCCAAAGCGGGACTTGGCAAAGAGGTCTTCACCGTCGATCGAACAGACGCGATCATCACGCTGGCAAGAAACATGACCGGGTCCGTCGCGTACGACTACGACGGTCGGGATTCCGGCGCGTTGTGTCTGACGTTTGTGTATCCGACTGTGAACCGGACGATTTCGAGCTTGACGTTCTACGAGCACGAGGCCGGTGGCACGGCCACGCTCGCACGTCTGGGCGTGTATTCGGTGGATGGCAGCGGCAACCTGACGTTGCTCGCTTCGACTACGAATGACACCGCGCTGGTTTCGTCTGGTTGGACCGATGTTACGAAGTCGCTGTCTTCGAGTGTCTCGCTGGTATCCGGCAACGTATATGCGTTCGGGATGCTGTTGGTGACATCGAACTCAATCGGCGGCGTGCGCGGATTCGGCGGTCACTTCGATGAGCTTGCCCAAGCGCCGAGGCTGACGGGCCGAGTGACTGGTAAGACCGATCTTCCTTCTTCCGTTGACTACTGGGATGTGTGGTCTTCCGGGGCTGCGATCTATTTCAAAGGCAGCTAATGGATGAGTACGCCCGTCAGGTATTGAAGGCAGGGCAGGATCTAGGTATCACCAAGCGCGGGATCATCATTGCGTTCGCGACGGTGTTCGTTGAGTCGAACTGGATCATGTATGCGAACGAGGCTGACCCCGAGTCGCTTTCGTTCCCGCACCAGGCGCTGTCGTATGACGCGAACTCAGTCGGGTTGTTTCAGCAGAGAGCGGAGTGGTGGGGGACCTGTGCGGATCGCATGGACCCCTACCGCTCTGCGGTGCTGTTCTTCAACAGCCTGAAGCGGTACGACTACGACAACCCCTCTAACTCACCTGGCTCATATGCACAGCGAGTCCAGGGCAGTGCGTTCCCTGACAGATATGACCAACACATTGAGGAAGCGCAGACGCTCTATGACCGTCTGACCGCTGGGTCCGCTAACCCGGAGGTAAGAGTGGAGAAGGTTCTTAATTATTCGCGGTCAGCTGTCGGAGAGTACGACGGTGTGGCGCAGCAGCGTTCGTGGGATTGTGGTCCCGCGTCGGCTCAGATCATTTTGCAGTCCGCTGGGGTGCTCAGGGATGAGCAGTATCTGATTGACCGGATCGGTACGACCGTGAACGGCACGAACCATGCCGGGTTGATCACCCCTATCCTGAACGAGCTCCTGCCAGGTTCTGGTTACACGTCTGTGTGGCTCCCTAAGGAGCCGGTGTCTAAGAATCAGGTCGAGACGCTGTGGAAGAACGTGGTCCGCAGCATCGACGCGGGGCGCGGGGTGATCCTCAACTTTGAGGCTCCCCCGAGCAACTTCCCTCGAGGTTCGAACGGTTCTACGTCTCCGACGTACAGCGGATGGAACACCATCTACCACTACGTGGCAGGTATGGGCTATGCGGTGGACGATAAGGGCGGTAGGCACATCTGGATCGCGGATCCAGGGTTCCGGCCTTACGGGTACTTCTGTTCGCTGGAGCAGGTCGCTACGTTGATCGTCCCGCACGCTTACGCGTTCGCGGCTGACGCTCCTATCCTGGCGGCTCCCCCGCCCCCGGCTCCCAAGCCCGATCCGGTTGCAGCGTTGAACGCCAAGGTGGACAAGCTGTCTGCCGCGTTGGCAACTCTGCTGGCTCTGATCGAGAAGTCCAATCCCGAGGTTCTTCGGGCTTACCTGGAGGCTACAAAATGACCCCTAAGATTCGCCAACTGCTGTATGTGTTCGGCGTTGTCGTGTTCGCCGGTCTGACGGTGCTGTCTACGTTCAAGATCATCGACCCTGACACTGCCGCGTCTGTTTCTGCGGCTGTCACGTCGGTGCTTGGCCTGTTCGGTGTTACAGGGTTCGGCGTTGCCGCCTACAACACCAACAAGCAGATCAACGATGGCACGTTCGACCCGACACCCGACGTGTCTCCTGCCGACAAGGTTGTCCAGGGGATCAACGAGGTGCTGGCTCAAGCAGAGTCGGCTAAGTCTGATGTTGAAAGAGTCAAGGATGCTGTCGCATCAGTCACGAAGGACATCCCCGTTTTGGGTCCTCTGGCTACGCAGGTTCTTGACCAACTGACGTGATGGAAGGAGGTGGGGCGAGAATGATTGAACTTGCCCCATCTCCCCCTCACATCGTCGGCCCGTCGTGGGCGAGGACGATTGACGGGGAGTGGCATCTCCCTGAGCTCACCCTGGGCTGGGGTGTGCTGAAGTGGATGAGTGAGTACGTGAACACCCCGGGTGGTCACGATGATCCGAAGCGTCTGCGGATGCTGATCGAGATGTCCGAGTGCGGCATCGAGGTCAACGAGAACATGTTTCTACCCACCGATGAACAGGTTCGGCTGTTGCTGTGGTGGTATGCGGTTGACCGCACGGGGCAGTATGTGTTCCGCGAGGGTGTCATCCGAAGGCTTAAGGGGTGGGGTAAGGACCCGTTCGCGGCGGCTATGTCGTTGGCGGAGTTGTGCGGTCCTGTGGCGTTCTCCCATTTCGATGAGGACGGCCAGCCGGTGGGCAGGCCGAGGCATATCGCGTGGATCACGGTGGCGGCTGTGTCGCAGGATCAGACGAAGAACACGTTCTCTCTGTTCCCTGTGATGATCTCGAAGAAGTTGAAGGCCGACTACGGCCTGGACGTGAACCGTTTCATCATCTACTCCGGTAACGGTGGCCGCATCGAAGCGGCCACCTCGTCTGCCGCATCGGTCGAAGGCAACCGCCCTACGTTCGTCATTCAGAACGAGACGCAGTGGTGGGGCCAGGGCCCTGACGGGAAGCTGAACGACGGTCACAGCATGGCGGCTGTGATCGAAGGCAACATGACGAAGGTTGAGGGTGCTCGCACCCTGAGCATCTGTAACGCGCATGTGCCTGGCACTGAGACGGTCGCTGAGAAAGCGTATGTGGAGTGGCAGGACGTTCAGTCCGGTAAGTCTGTCGATACCGGCATGATGTATGACGCGCTCGAAGCCCCTGCCGATACTCCGGTGTCGGAGATCCCTTCTGAGAAGGAAGATCCGGTCGGTTTCGCAGAGGGCATCGAGAAGCTGAAAGAGGGCTTGAACGTCGCTCGCGGCGACTCTACGTGGCTTCCGATTGATGACATCGTTAAGTCGATCCTGTCTACGAAGAACTCGATCATCGAGTCTCGCCGTAAGTTCCTGAATCAGGTGAACGCGGCGGAAGATTCGTGGCTGTCTCCGCAGGAGTGGGATCGGATCGCTGTGCTGGATCCCGAGTTGAAGTTGCAGAAGGGTCAGAAGATCGCTTTGGGCTTTGACGGGTCTAAGTCGAATGACTGGACGGCCCTGGTGGCCTGCCGGATCGAGGACGGGATGTTGTTCTTGATCAAGGTGTGGGATCCGAACAAGTTCGGCGGCGAGGTGCCGCGTGAGGATGTGGATGCGACGGTCCATTCGATGTTCGCCTCGTATGACGTTGTGGCGTTCCGCGCTGACGTTAAGGAGTTCGAGGCGTACGTGGATCAGTGGTCCCGCACCTATAAGAAGAAGATGCGGGTGAATGCGTCTCCGAATAATCCGATCGCTTTCGATATGCGCGGCCAGCAGAAGCGGTTCGCGTTCGACTGTGAGCGGTTTGAAGATGCTGTGATCGAGCGGGAGGTTACCCACGACGGTAATCCTGTTCTGCGGCAGCATGTTCTGAACGCTAAGCGGCATCCGACTACGTATGACGCTATCGCTATCCGTAAGGCTACGAAGGACTCAGGTAAGAAGATCGACGCTGCCGTTTGTGCGGTGTTGGCTTTCGGTGCCAGACAGGACTATTTGATGAGCAAGAAGGCAAGGACTGGAAGGGTGGTGGCAGTTAGATAATGGCTAGTTCAAAAGCTGCTATGCCTGGGCAAGAAGAGAAGATTGATCCCGAGGTCGCTCGCGAGGAGATGATTTCGGCGTTTGAGGATTCCACTAAGAACCTCAAGTCGAACACCTCGTATTACGAGGCTGAGCGTCGGCCTGAGGCGATCGGTGTGACCGTTCCGGTTCAGATGCAGTCGCTGCTGGCGCACGTGGGTTATCCACGGCTGTATGTGGATTCGATCGCTGAACGTCAGTCTGTGGAGGGGTTCCGCTTGGGCGGGGCCGACCAGGCTGATGAGGAGTTGTGGTCGTGGTGGCAGGCGAACAACCTGGACATCGAGGCCCCGTTGGGCTATACGGATGCGTTCATTCACGGTCGCTCGTATATCACGATCTCTCAGCCTGACCCGCAGATCGACTTGGGCTGGGATCCGACGATCCCGATCATTCGTGTCGAGCCGCCTACGCGGATGTACGCGGAGATCGACCCCCGCGTGGGGAAGGTGTCTAAGGCTATTCGTGTCGCCTACAACTCTGAGGGCAACGAGATCCAGGCCGCAACGCTGTACACGATGAACGACACGTACGGCTGGTATAAAGCTGACGGCGAGTGGCAGCAGTGGTTCCAGTACACGCACGGCCTGATGGCTGTGCCTGTCGTGCCTCTGCCTAACCGGACCCGCCTGTCGGATCTGTACGGCACTACCGAGATCACTCCTGAGCTCCGCTCGATGACTGACGCAGCGGCACGTGTGCTGATGCTGATGCAGGCGACTGCCGAGTTGATGGGTGTGCCGCAGCGGTTGATTTTCGGCATCAAGCCGGAAGAGATCGGTGTGGATGCGGCGACTGGTCAGACGTTCTTTGACGCGTACCTGGCACGCATTCTGGCGTTCGAGGATGCTGACGGCAAGATCCAGCAGTTCTCTGCTGCGGAGCTTGGTAACTTCACGAACGCTCTGGATCAGATCGCGAAACAGGTTGCCGCTTATACAGGTTTGCCGCCGCAGTACCTTTCGACTGCTGCCGACAATCCGGCTTCTGCCGAGGCTATCCGCGCTGCGGAGTCGAGGCTCATCAAGAAGGTTGAGCGTAAGAACTCGATCTTTGGCGGTGCGTGGGAGGACGCTATGCGTCTCGCGTATCGGATGATGAAGGGCGGCGATGTGCCGCCTAACTATCAGCAGATGGAGACGGTGTGGCTGGATCCCTCGACTCCGACGTACGCCGCTAAGGCGGATGCTGCTGTGAAGCTGTACGGCAATGGCGTGGGTGTGATTCCCAAGGAGCAGGCTCGTATCGACATGGGCTATTCCATCACTGAGCGTGAGGATATGCGTGTGTGGGATGAGCAAGAGGCTGCGGCTGGTTTGGGGATGATGGGGACGATGTTCGCCACTGACCCGACTGGCTCTGGCACTCCTAAGCCTGTCACTGCTGGTGATGCTAAGCCGTCGTTGACGGCTAAGCCTGTCCCGGCGCAGGTTGTGCCTAAGGGTACTTCTCCCGCGCCTGCTAAGAAGTGACCCCTGAAGAGTATGCGGCATCCCAGGCTGCGCTAACGGCTGGGTTGGCCGCGTACGTTCAGCGGATTGCGAGTCTGTTCACTGGCCCTGTGCTTTCTACACGGCAGTGGCTGGACTTCCTTTCTATGTTGTTCCCTGAGGTTCAGCGGCGGTACTCCGAGAGTGCCGCCCTGGGCCGGGACTTCTATGACGCTCAACGTCGGAAGCATCATCCGTTTCTTCCCCGCAATGAGCGGTTGTTGAGTGAACTCGATTTCAAACAGTTCGTTGCGAACATGGAGCCGGGGCGTAAGGAGTTGTCGCAGGCCGACTCTCCTGCATACGCCCCTGCAAAGGTCGCTATGACGGCTGTGCGTGAGGTTGAGATGGCAGCACGCCGACAGATCATTGGCGCTGTCAAGAATGACCCAGAGCCTGTGTTGCAGGGCTGGGCGAGGGTGGCAACAGGGAGCGAAACATGCGCCTGGTGTCTGATGCTTATCTCTCGCGGCGCGGAGTTGAACCATAAGGGCAACTTCGGCTATTGGGAGGCCGCTTCGGCTGGCATCAACCTCGATGACGAGACGGTGATCGACCTCTGGAAGGAGTCCGGTCAGGATCTCGAGAAGTTCAGGGAAGAAACAGCGGATTACATCGAGGAGTGGCACACAGGGTGCGACTGCCTGGCGATCCCTGTGTTCGATGTGAACGACTGGCCCGGTAGGGCTCAGGCTAAGCGTGCGATGGAACTTTGGATTGACGCTAGCGGCGAGGCCAGCGACTTGATTGAAGCTGGTAAGGCTCGCACTAACAACAAGAACAAAGAGACGATCAACGCTTTACGTCGCCGGTTGTATGCCGGTGACATCTCTATGTCCAACTACGCATTCGCTGCGTAGTCCCGAACCCCTGGTGGGTTCACTACTAAATGCCCAGGAGGCGAATCACCATGTCCGACAACACCATTACTGAAGGCACCCCGGAAGCTGAGACTCAGGCAGTCGAGAAGCCGCTGGAACCGCAGCCGAAATTGTTCGATGAGGCGTACGTCAAGTCGCTTCGTGATGAGGCTGCTGCCGCCCGTGTGGCTAAGAAGGACGCTGTAGATGCGGCACTCGCTGCGGCTAACGAGGCCCATCAGGCTCAGTTGGCTGAGCGGGATACCGCTTACACCGAATTGCAGGGCGAACTGGAGAAGGCTCGCATCGAGCTCGAGAAGCTTTACATCTCGATTGATGCTGGCGTTCCCTCCGACAAGGTTCGTGCGTTCACTGCCCTGGTTCAGGGCTCTGATACGGAGTCGATCACGGCTTCCGCTCAGGCTGCGTACGAGCTCGCTGGTGGGTTCTCCACCAAGAGCCCTGCGTTCGACCCCACCCAAGGGTTCGGGGGGCGCGACCCGCTTCCCCTGAACGGTGACCCGATTCTCAACGCCATCAAAGCGGCTGTTGGGATTAAGTAACTCTCTAGGAGATAAATTATGAGTGCAGGAACTGCATTCGCTGTTAACCACCCTAAGATCGCCCAGACCGGCGATACCATGTTCCAGGGCTACCTGGAACCGGAGCAGGCGCAGGACTACTTCGCGGAAGCGGAGAAGCAGTCGATCGTTCAGCGGTATGCCCAGAAGATCCCGATGGGAACCACCGGCCAGAAGATCCCGCATTGGGTTGGCGATGTGAGTGCTCAGTGGATCGGTGAAGGCGACATGAAGCCGATCACCAAGGGCGACCTGACCTCGCAGACGATCGCACCGCACAAGATCGCTACGATCTTCGTGGCCTCTGCGGAAACCGTTCGTGCGAACCCGGCTAACTACCTGGGCACGATGCGTACCAAGGTTGCTACTGCGTTCGCGACTGCGTTCGATGAGGCCGCTCTGTACGGCACTGCGAGCCCGTTCCCGACCTACATCAACCAGACCACCAAGGTGGTTTCTCTGGCTGACCCGGGCGGCGCGGGTGTGTCGAACCTGACCGCTTACGATGCGCTGGGTGTGACTGGTCTGTCGCTTCTGGTGAACGCTGGCAAGAAGTGGACTGCCACCCTTCTGGATGACTCTGCGGAGCCGATCCTCAACGGTGCCAAGGACGCTTCTGGCCGTCCTCTGTTCATCGAGCCGACCTACACCGAGTCGGTCGGTATCGTGCGCGAGGGCCGCATCCTGGGCCGTCCGACGATCATCTCTGATCACGTCGCGAACGGAACCACGATCGGTTTCGCCGGTGACTTCACCCAGGCTGTCTGGGGCCAGGTCGGTGGTCTTTCCTTCGACGTGACCGACCAGGCGACCCTGAACCTGGGCACCGTTGGTTCGCCGAACTTCGTCTCGCTGTGGCAGCACAACTTGGTCGCAGTCCGTGTTGAGGCCGAGTACGCGTTCCACGTGAACGACCCGCAGGCGTTCGTTCGTCTGACCAACGTCGTTACCCCGTAGTCACTTTGGAGGGGGCCCTTCGGGGCCCCTTCCTTAGTGTCTGTTGAAAGGACACAATATGGCTCTACTCCGTAACGTGCTTAACGGCGGCGTTGCCGAGGTTGGCGATGAGTTCGCCCCGGCTCTGATCGAGTCCGGTCATTGGGTGGATGCGTCTGAGGCTCCGGTCAAGAAGACCCGCGCTCGCGCTAAGGCTGCCCCCGCAGACTCTGGGGAGTAATCATGGCGTACGCGTCTGCATACGATGTTGTGACGCTTTGGGCGAAAGAGCCTGAGCCTGAGGTGATGTCGCTGATCGAGCGTCGGCTGGAGCAGGTTGAGCGGATGATCCGCCGCCGCATCCCCGACCTCGATGCCAAGGTCAGTGCGTCGGATACGTTTGAGGCGGATCTGATCGACATCGAGGCTGACGTTGTACTCCGGTTGGTCCGTAACCCTGAGGGTTACATCTCTGAGACTGACGGCGTGTACACCTACCAGTTGGCTGCCGACCTGACGAATGGTCGGCTCCAGATCCTCGATGACGAGTGGACTGCTCTTGGTGTGTTCCGGTTGTCTCGTATGTCGGTGATCTCCCCGGCGTTTGTGATGCCGACATGATTATCGCACGGCCTACTGAGCAACTGCCTCTCGATCCTGAACCTCAGTCTTCGCGTAGGCAGGGCTATGGCGAGTATCCGGCTGCGTATCCGGCTGTGAGGCCGGAGAATATCGAGCCGTACAACTGTGATCACGATGCCGGTGTTTGTCGGTGCGTGCATGATTGGCGTATCCATTGGGGTAATCCTCCTAAGAGGACTGCGTCGAGAGCGACGTATATCCAATGAGCCTTCTTGATACAGGTGCCCGTTACCAAGATGTGGTGGTGTATCCAGAGGAGTTGGTGATCGACAGGGACGGCAACAAGAGAACCCGCCCTTCGACTACTGGCATTCCGGCTATCGCCCGTCTGCAAGTCGCGAACCAGTCTGGTACGTCGGCTCGTCGTGCGGAGCAGGACAACGAGGGGTTCGAGTCGGAGAAGGTGTATCGGATGCGGTTCCCGCGTTCGTTCACGCGTGATCATGGCGTTCTTGGGGCTCAGTCTCAGATCGAGTGGCGTGGGCAGCGTTGGGCTTTGTTTGGCGATGCGACTGTCTACGATTCGTCCCCGGCGTTGGCCCGGGTCGATTACACGATCAAGAGGTACTGATGGCTAAGGTGTACGCGAACGCGAATGGTGCTGCGGCACACCACAAGGACACGCACGCGGCTATTCTCCGCGAGGCGGCTTCGGTGGAGCTTCGGGCTCGCCAGAACCTGGCGCAGGCCCATGAGACGACTCGTATCTCCAATAAGGATTACTTCCCTGCGGAGATCGACTCTGAGGAGCTTGGCGTGGACCGCTTCGTCATCTTGCATGCGCCTAACGCTATGGCGTTGGAGTTCGGGCACGATCCTTCTGGCTTCTTCGACCCTGATGGTCCTTACCTGCCGGGTAACACGTCCCGACCCCCTGCCCCTTCGTACATCTTGACTAGGGCAGCACTAATTTAGGAGGACGCATGGCGAGCTTGCCTCGCGTACAACAGGTGGTTACTGCGCTCATGAGGGATGATCCCCGGCTTGACGGTGCTGAGATTACGACGTGGGTTCCCGATATTGATTATCGGGGGTTCCCTATCATCAACATCCGGCGTATCGGCGGCATCCGTAACCCTAAGGGTCCGAAAATTCATGTGTTGCCCGTCATTGAGATGACGGTGTTTCACGATGTGGGGTTGCTCGAGTGTGAGGAACTGTACGAGGAAGCTCTCGACGTTCTGTATGACGCTGTGTACAACCAGACTCTCACTCCCGCAGGTCATTTGACGACCATCTACGAAACGATGGGCGCGACTCAGTTCAGTTCCCTCTACCAAGACTCCTGGCGCGTCCAGGGGCTAATCCGGCTCGGCGTTCGCGGCCCGAGATCATAATCCGAAAGGAAAGCCAAAATGGCAGAAAATGACAATGCAGTATTGACTGCTGCGGTCGGCTACGTGTACGTCGCTCCTGTGGGGACTGCTGCACCGTCACCGGCCCAGCTTAAGGCCCTCAACCTGAACAACCCCGCTTCGTGGGTTGTGAACGGCTGGGAGAGCGTCGGGCACACCAGCCGTGGCACTCTTCCCGAGTTCGGCTTCGATGGTGGTTCCACCGAGGTTAAGGGTTCGTGGCAGAAGAAGAAGCTGCGTGAGGTTTCGACTGAGGATCCGGTTGACTTCGTCACCGTGGTTCTGCATCAGTTCGATGAGAACGCTCTGTCGCTGTACTACGGCGACAACAATTCGGCTACTCCCGGTGTGTTCGCCTATAAGGGCGGTCAGACCAACGAGAAGGCTCTGCTGATCATCATCGAGGATGGGACGCTCCGTTTGGGGCATCACGCGTTCAAGGCTTCGATCAAGCGGGACGATGCTATCGACCTGCCGGTCGATGACTTCGCTTCGTTCCCGGTGAAGTTCACCTACCTGGACTACCTCACTGAGCCGCCGTTCACGTGGATCTCTGAGGATCTGTTCAATGTCACCCCGGCTCTGCCGCACCTCGTCCTTGGTGGCGCGACTGGCGGAACCTTCACCCTGAAGGTGAACGGTGTTGACACTGCCGATATCGCGTGGAACGCGAGCGCGGCGGCGATCAAGTCGGCTCTTGTGGCCGTCGATGACGGTATCTCTGCTTCGCAGGTCACTGTGACTGCTGCGAGTGGCGGTTTCGATATCGACATTCCTGCCAACCTGGCTGTGGGCGTTTCCGCCCTGACGGGTGGCACTGGCGCGGTTCTTTCCTAGCCAGAAGTAAGACCGGAGGGGGCCCCTGCCTTGGCGGGCCTCAGGGGCCCTCTCCTCTTCTTTTCGTAGGTCCCGCCAATACTTGAAAGGCTCGCTATGTCTAACGTTTTTACTCTCGACTCGCTCCGCGAGGAGACGATCAAGCGGTATGAGCCGCTGGGGATTGTGCTCGCTGACGGTTCGACCGTCGAGTTGAAGTCGGTTCTGCGGCTTGGGAAGAAGGACCGTGAGTCGGTCCTGGCCGCTATCGAGGAGATCAACAAGCTCGATGATTTCGATGAAGATGACGATGATGCTGTCGATGAGTATGCGCTGAGTGTGTGCGCGTCGGTCGAGAAGGTGTTTCGGTTGATCGCTGACAAGCCCAAGAGGCTTCTGTCTGAGCTTGATCACGATGTGCCGGGTATCAAGGTCGGCTTGTACACCGCTGTGCTGTCTCGCTGGATGGGTGAGTCACAGTTGGGGGAAGTCGAGTCCTCGCCAGCCTCCTAGAGGAGCATGGCGGGGCTATCCTCGCGGATCTTCTTCTCTACTACCGGGTGGATTTACGGGACTTGTTCTCTGACGAGGACGCGCTCTCTCCACGGTATGTGTTGGCGTTGATTGCACACCTACCTGAGGAGGGCGCGTTCTACGCGTCTAGGAGGGGCGGTCAGCAGTATCGGGGCTGGGATTCCAGCCGGTACGCGTTGGTGGCTCTGGTGAACGCTCAGAGGGCAAATAACTACATCTTGACGATGGTCAATAGGGATCCCAAGAAGCGGCCACCCGAGGTGCCGGATCCGTTCCCGACACCGGATACGGAAGCTAAGAAGTCTAAGGCGCACAAGCCTAATTCGTTCGCTGCGGTGGCGGCGAAACTGTTTGAGGCGCAGAGAAGAAAGCAGGAACATGTCAGCTAAGAAGGGGACGGGCACCGGCACTGAGGTAGCCAGGATCTCTGTCAAGGTCACCCCTGACACTAAGAAGTTTAGGGGTGATCTCAAGGAAGAGCTCACCAAGATCGAACGTGAGATCAAGGGTGATATCGAGGTCAAGGCTCACCTCGATAAGGCTAAGGCCAAGGAAGAGTTCGACGCTTTCCTGAAGGGGCTCCGCGCCCAGGGCAAGAACGGTGTCAAGATCAAGACGCACCTTGTCGAGGACGGCAAGGGTCTTGGGGATGGCAAGGGCCGCAGGAACAACAACAGCGACGGTGTCAACGAGGCCAAGAAGGCTGCAAACCTCTTCCAGAAGATCGCATCCAAGTTCACTGAGGCACCAAGTTTCGGCTCTGGTATCAACCTGACTGGCTATCTGCTGATCTTCACTGCGCTGTCGGCTGTGCTAGCTCCTATGGCCGGTGTTATTACCGGACTGCTGATGTCGCTGCCAGGTCTGATCGCGTTGGTGGCAACACCTATCTCCGCGCTCATGTTGGGCTTGGAGGGGATCAAGAGGGCTGCTGCCGGGTTGGCGCAGCCGTTCACTGATCTGAAGAACTCTATGTCTGCCGCTGTCGAGGGGCAGTTCACTCCGGTGTTCGAGCGTCTTGGGGGTATCTTCCCGACGCTGGCAGAGCACCTCCCTAAGGTGACGCAGGGCCTGGCCGACATGCTCTCCGGTGCGCTGGATGCCGCTGTCGGGGCTAAGGGCTTGGACATGATCGGCAGCACCATCGACAATATCGGTGCCGCCCTGTCTTCGATGCAGCCGGGTATTCGAGGTTTCACTGACGGCATTATGACGTTGGCGAACAACTTCTCCGGTGGTGCGCTGACTGGTATCGCTGACTGGTTCAACAAGATCGGTACGTCGTTCGACGCGTTCATCACCAAGCTTGACGCTACGGGTGAGTTGGACACGGTGTTCTCGAACCTGGGGGCGATCCTCGGCGTGCTGTTCGACTCTCTGGTGAAGATCGCCGGTATCGGCATCGACTTCCTGAACGATCCTGAAGCTGTGATGACGTTCATGGTGATACTCAAGGGTGTCACGTCAACTCTGGAGTTCTTCTTCTCCGCTTCGAAAGCGTTCTTGCACGCTATCGGTGCTGTGTTCATCAACGTGGCGATGTGGATCACTCAGCTTCAGGTGAAGCTGTCTTCGATCATTACGACGATCGTTGGGATCGCCACCCAGGTCGGCTCGTCTCTGGTGTCTGCGTTCTCCTCGTTTGTCGCTACAGCGACTCAGGTGTGGTCTTCGATCGTCACCACGGTGAGTTCCGCGATCCAGACGGTCATTTCGACGGTGCAGAATCTGCCTGCGATGATCTCCGGTATCTGGGGGAACATCGTTGCTACAGCGAGCTCCGCTTGGGAAGGTGTGAAGAACGCCGTCTCTACTGCGTGGAACGCGATCGTCTCTGCGATCCAGACTGCGATCAGCACGGTTGTGTCGGTTGTGTCCGGTTGGGGCGGTCAGATCATCTCGATCATCACCAGCATCGACTTGCTCTCTGCCGGTAAGGCTTTGATCCAGCGGTTCATCGACGGTATCTCGTCTATGGCCGGTGCTGTGGTCGGTGCGGCTAAGAAGGTGTTCGGCGGTCTGATGAACCTGATCCCGCACTCCCCCGCTAAGGAGGGGCCGTTCTCTGGTGCTGGCTGGACTTCGTTGAAGACTGGCGGCGAGGCTGTTGTCGAGCAGTTCGGTAAGGGTTTGGAGAACGGGTTCGTTCCCGTTCTCGAACAGGCTAAGTCGATGGCTAGCCGGGTCGCTGACGCGTTCGCTAACGGCGGCGATCCTACGGCTGCGTTGCAGGGGCTTTCTCCTAAGGAAGTCACCCGCATGGAGAAGGTGTTGAAGTTCCAGTCATCCGATATGGGCCGTCAGATTAAGGCTCTCGAGTGGCAGGCTAAGCAGGCCGGTAAGGGCCCTCTCGCTGATTCGTTGAAGGCGCGTGCTGATGAGCTCAAGCTGATCCGCGACGGGGTGGATGCTCAGCGGGAGATGTTGGATCTCACCAACGAGTACAACGACGCTAACTCCAGCGGTTCGAGCGGCAACGTGTTCTTGGATGCGATCAACGAGTTTATGAAGCTGCCCAACGGATTCTTCGGTGCTACAGCCAATCAGGCGATGCAGGATCTGGGGATCTCCGGTAACGGTGCGCTTCAGGCTGTCGCCGGTTATGGGGCCGATCTGATCGGTAAGGGTGTGACGAACATCTTCAACACGTCGAACGTGGACGACACGATGGCTCTGTTCCAGAACCAGACGAACCGTCAGTCCCAGGGAATTGTAGGGAGGTAGCCTGTGGCAGGCACTGTAGTTGAGCTAGAAGGTGTTAACGGCGAACGGTTCAACCTCACCACAGGTGACCGTGGCGTGTATCTGGCTACGGATGTTAAGGGCGCGTTCTACGACCCGCCTGTGAAGGCTGTCTATGAGGAGCCCGGGAACTATCCCGGGGCACGGTATCTGAATCACCGTGTGCTGCGCCGCGACATCGTGTTCGGTGTGGAGATCCTGAACGACGCTAAGTCGGGCAGTAACTCTTGGCTGTCTCGCGACAGCGAGTGGCGTAAGGCTTGGGCGTTCGATCGGGACTGCAAGCTGATCGTCACTACAACTTCAGGCACACGCTATCTGAAGGTGCGACTGTTGGAGTCGCCGGATGTGGATATGTTCTACGACCCTAACGGCCAGCAGATCAACCGCACTGTGATGACGGTGGTGGCTGCTGACCCGTTCTGGTACGGGGACGACGAGGTTCATACGGCGGTTACGACGAGTAACACGTCGTTCGATCCGAACCCTCTGCCGTGGCCGTGGCCGCAAGCGGATCTCCCTAAGGAGACGCTGACGATCACTGTGCCCGTGTGCAATCCGACTGATCAGTACATCTTCCCTAAGTGGACGATCCCTGGTTCGTCGTATGCACCGGCTCTTCCGTATGTGCCTGGGATGCCGTGGTTGGGGGCCCCGAACTCTAGGGCGACGATCTGGACGGTCCCTGACTATTCGTTCGAGGATCCTGAGAAGGCGAACCGCAGGGTTCGCATGCCGGGGTTGATCGGCGGGTTGAGGACTGAAGAGGTTCAGTGTTTCAACTTGGACGGCATCGTCAAGTCGGGCAACTTCAAGATCAAGCTCGGTAACGAGACGACCGGCAACCTCGCGTACAACGCGAGCGTCGGCCAGGTGAAGGCTTCTCTCGAGGCTTTAGCCCAGGTGGCTTTCGATGATGTCGAGGTGACTCGCGGCAAGGTGACCAACGAGGTCCAGGTGTTGGAGTTGGAGCATGCGACGGGTGGAACTTTCACTTTGTCGTTCGGTGGTCAGACGACTTCCCCGATCCCGTTCAACGCTTCCGATCTTCAGGTGAAGAACGCTCTGCTGGCCCTCAACAACATTGGTTCGTTGTCTGTCGGTGTGAAGTCTAAGGTCACGAACGAGGTTCAGGTTGTTCAGGTGACGGGCGAGCCTACAGGCGGCACGTTCACTCTGACGTTCGATGGGGCCACGACGGCTCCTATCCCGTGGAACGCTAACCCGTTGCAGATGTTCGATGCGCTCACCTCGATTGGGCCGATCGACTTCAACGATATCAACGTGAACCAAGAGTGGTGGAAGCCGTTCGCGCCGTGGACGATCGCGTTCGCACGTCCGACCCCGCTGGTTGCGGGGGCGTACGAGGGTGTGAATGTTCCATCGTTGACGGGTGACCCTGAGGGTCTTGTCGGCGGTGCCGGTATGGACGTTGTGGTGACGACGAAGACGCAGGGCTCACGCCCGTACGTGATCACGTTCACCGGGCAGCGTGCAGGGCAGAACGTTCCTGAACTGGTTGTGAATACAGGTGGGTTGACTGGCACGGCTGGCCCTAAGGCCACCGTCCGTACGAACACTCCTGGCGCGTACCCGTATCAGGTGCGGTTCCGCAATAACCTTGCGGGACAGAACATGCCGCTGTTTGAGATCGACACGTCGGGTTTGACTGGCGTGGATCTGGGCTATCGGTCGTGGAAGCTTGTGGAGGGCTTTACAGCCCCCGCTGAGAACTGTGTGATCGACGCTGATCCGCGTGTGGAGCAGGTTGTGTCGGAGTCGGGTTCAACGATCTGGGGCCGTATGAACGGTGTCAGGTTCAGGCATCCGATCCCGCCTTATACGGGCAGCCACACGTTCACTCTGGATGTGTCTGGGTGTGTGCCGGGGCAGATGGTCAGCCTTAGGTTGCCGCGCCCTTGGTCGCGGCCTTGGGGCTTGGAATGACCCGCTGGACGTTGAGGATCTTCGGGATCCCGGTGTTGTCTTTGGATGCTCAACTGTTCGAGTACGTAGGTGATGAGGACGAGTCCCCCGCTGTTGGCGGGGGCTCGGCCCACAACTTCGAGCGTGACTTCGAGCCGTTGAGCCCCACTTCCCACCATGAGTGGGAGTGGGAGGACAAGAAGAGGTTCGGGTTCGGATGAATGGTTTATCAACTCTCGAGGATCATCAGCGCGTTTGGGATTACGCGCAGAAGCGTAAGGATAAGCGGGAAAAGGATCGGCTAGCCCCGCCGTTTGTGCGGCTGTGGGACGGCGATTATATGCTGCGCGGTATTTGCGCCGGGTGGCGTTCGATCGAGTTCGAGTTTATCGAGAATGATGTCGGTACGGCGGTGCTTCAGCTTTCGCTGGATCATTATATGACTAAGTGGATTCTGAATCATCGGGGTCGCACTAAGCGCAATGTGCATATGTCGATCGACAAGCAGGGGGCCCGTTGGGCTGGGCGTATGGACAACTACAAGGTTGTCCGTACGAAAGAGGGCGATGCTTATCTGGAGATTACCTTCCGGCATGATATGGAAGAGATTAAGCACATCCTTTGCTGGGCTAATCCTTTCTTAAGGCCGGAGTTCCAATTTCCGAAAATGTGGATTATTTTCGGACCTGCAAAATGGTGCCTGCTTATGACCCTATTTGCAAATCTACTCAGGCTCGAAACTTCCTTATGGACTCTGCCGGATAATCCGCTGGATGTTAATGAGTGGATGGGGCCAAGTTTCTGGCCCGGTAATTGGCGGAACATCGTCAAGCCGTTCCCGCTCCTGGGCGACAACTCACCGATCACGGTGGTGTTCTCCAGGTTCAAGTCGTTCTACGACCTGGCTAAAGATGTGCTGGACGACGCTCAGTTGTCGCTGAACTGCCGCCGGTACTTCAAGGATGAGGACCCGCACCCGTTCCACGATCTGCTGGGCGAGCTCGACAACCCGATCATCGAGGACCTGTTCTCTCTGATCCCGCTTAGGCACGGCTGTCTCGTCTGGGACATCGTTGACCGCAGCGGATGGGGTAACGAGACGGCGTTCGGTGGTTCGTTGCTCACAGGGCTTGTGAGGGCCGCGATCAATATCGCTAGCGACGGCACCACAGAAGGTGTGGACGTGTTCACCGGGGATCCAACATTCCCGGGCGAATACTATCTGCCGTACTTCTTCGGGACGAACCCGCGTGCACCGTGGGTGGTGTTCGAGGAGGGCCCGTTGACGGGTATCGAATCGTCGGAGTTCATCTACTACGAGGCGACTGACACGTCTGTGGTCCTAGGAGGGCACAGTGCTCCAGGTGTCAACGAGAGTATATCCACGGCGATCAACATGACAGGTGACTTCGTCACCTCGTTGATCAATAGTACAATCGCCCCAGCGGGTTTCGCTGGCGGGGCTATCGACCTTCCCCCTCTAGGGGGTGTGATGGACTCTGTCGCCAAGATCCTCTACGAGGACGTGATCGCAGCGTTCATGGAGTTCCCGACGCTGCGTGCTGCGGAACTGAGCCTGCCTATCGCAGGGCTGGAGGATGTGCTCACCGGGCTCGGTGACTTCCACTACTACGAGGGCTGGGCTGAAGGGGCCGACCGTGCCTACACGATCTCGGCGTTGGCTGCCGCCAGGGCCAAGATTTGGGATACACGCGCCAGGACGGCGCACACCGTCAAGGTGTCTGACGCTTCCCCGTACTACGTGGGAGAGAAGGGCTTTGGCGATTTCTGGCTTGGTGATCGTGTCGCCACTACGGTGCTCGGCCACCCTGTCGAGGATCAACTGTTCGTTGAACGAGTGAACAAGATCAGCTACAAGTGGGACAAGGACGGCCCGTCTGGGTGGACGTTCGAGATCGGCCATCGTGAGCCGAAAGATCCCGCTCTGAAGTTGTTCCAAGAGGTTCGCGACATCAACGGAATGATTTCACAACTAGGTGTTTGGTAACAACGACGTTCGGTTAATGGGCTCGTTCCGCTTCACGCGGAACGGCCTGTTTTCCCGAACATGAAAGGACCGCCATGATTCCCTCACAACAAGAGGCAGACTTCAACAACCCTGAGGAGCATTTCCTTTGGGCCCTAAGGAATATGCCTGCGTTTGCAGGCGTGGGGATGGTCACCCATCCCGGCTTCCTGAGGCAGTGGTCTGCCCACCTGTGGGGGTGCGGTTTCGTTCACCGATCCTATCTGGAGGGGCTGGCTGACGAGAACGGAAACATTCACGTCAGTCAGCTTCCCCCTCAGACTTTGAAGTTCCAACCGGCGGTGCGGGGGCCGCGCCACGGATACAACAACGCTGCCCGGTGGGTGTCGGTGGATACCCCCGATCCAACGCCGATCAACCTGCCTGACATTCGCCAGTTGACTATTCAGGAGAACGAGGCGATGTTGCAGCAGTACAGGGATGCGGGAATGATCGACAACTATTCTCCCCGCCAGCATGAGGCGGCGGTTGAGACATGAAGCTAACTGTTATGAACGTTGGCCGCTTTTGGAAGCGGCTGATGTTCCCACCCGTGAGTGAGAGATACCACCTGGACCGTCTGTCCCTCAGGATGGACATGCTGTGGGAGCCTTGGCTTCACTGCGCTGTATGGCTGGGCACCATTTTGGTGCTGATCTTTGGTGAGCGTGAAGTTGTGCCGCCTGTGGACGGCTTGGACTGGTATTGGATCCCTGCCGGGTTGATATCCCCGACGCTGGGGTTCTTCTCTGTGTGGGTGTTAGCGCACAAGAGCGGCAGGCCACGGTATGTGGCTATATGGACTCGGATGATAGCCGACTTCGGGCTTGCTTCAGCGATCGTTTTGTATCAGTTGGAGCGGATAGCGGAGGAAGGTTTCGACGCTGTAGGTGAGCACGGCATCCTCGCCAACATCGTGTTGACGTTCGCTGCGTGGTTCACGTTCGCTCTTGTTTGGAGAGACATCAAGTTCAGTATCGCCACCGAAAAGCTAGCCGCTTCAATCTATTACAACGTGAGGGGCGTGCGTATGGCTGAGTGGGCTGAATGGGTGGACGATGCAAGTTGATGACGTTGTCAAGCTTCTCACCGGATTGGGTTTAGGCACCGGCACAGGTGCGGCTCTCACGGCGATCATTAACTCACAGACTCAGAAGGGTAAGTCCCGCGCAGAGGCGGCTGATCTGTTGATCGGTGCTGCGGAGCGTGTCGGGAAGATGAACGCAGATCTGGACGATGAGGTTCACCGCCTGAAGGGCGACATGGACTCAATCCAGTTGGCGCTCATGGAATATCTGGCAGAGCGGCTGACGAGAGAAGAGCTTCTGAATATCGTTAAGGAGTTGAGGAAGTGACGGTTGCACTGGACGGTGCGTTCACCGTAGGTGGGGGTGAGTGGAACTACGGGCAGACGATGAGCGAGGACTTGGGTAAGTCCATGTTCATGCTGCCTGATCTCGCACCCGAGAACATTATGACGATTCTGCGGCTGGCCTTGGAGAGGCTGCCGCTGGATGCTTTGAAAGTCTTCCAGCCGATCTTCGGCCTTGCGGAAGAGGTGTTCAACAACGTCGGCGGCGCTGTCGGTGCGATCATCGACGCGCTGATCGTCAAGCCGTTGGGCATGACGTTGGACATGATCGTGGATCTGCTGAAGGGCTTGTTCCCTTGGATCCCTTGGGATTCCATCCCTGAGACGCTGGAGGATATCTGGCAGTGGATCCTCGATGGGATCCACGCTATCCCGTTCTTCGGGGACTTCATCACGGGTGCTGAGACGTTCGTAGAGGCGTTCATCCGTAACGTCATCTACTACCTGACGCACCCTGGTGAGATCCTGACCGCGCTCGGTAGCGCGATCATGGGGATGTTGACGCACGGCGGCGAGATGATCCAACAGATCATCCAAGGGTTCCTGTACTGGCTGGGCCATCCTGGTGAGCTACTCACTGGTTTGATCAACTGGCTGAAGGGCATCTTCGGTAACGCCGGGGAACTGCTGC